CCTGGTGGCATATGGACGACCTGGCAGGAAGATTATTACAAGCCGAAAAAGAAGGAGGCGACAAGTGGGAGGTAGTTAAATTCCCGGCAATAGCTATACAGGATGAAAAACACAGAAACGCAGGAGATGCCCTTTGGCCAGAGAAATACAACATAGAAGCACTACAATCAATCAAGAAGACAGTAGGAACTTATGATTGGAGTAGCCTTTACCAACAAAACCCAGTTTTAAGCGAAACGCAAGAATTCAAGGAAGAATATTATAAATACCGAACATTTGAAGAAGTTGAAGCATTAGATACAAGGAACGTTCTTACACTTGATACCGCCATATCTCAAAAAGCCAGTGCTGATTATAATGGATATTGTCTAAATTTCATTGACAGAGAAAACAAGTGGAACATTAAAGCCTGGCAAGCCAAAGAATCGCCAAAACAGTTGATAGATAATCTTTTCTCTCTTTGGGATAAATACAATTTAGATATTATAGGGATTGAAAAAACCATATATCTTCAAGCCATAAAACCCTTTTTGGATGATGAAATGGCTAGAAGGAACAAATTCTTAACCATAGTTGAATTACAACACAATCAAACTGCCAAGGAAACGAGAATAAGAGGAATTTTACCAAGATATGAAGCAGGAGCAGTTTATCACATAAAAGGACATTGTGATGAACTTGAGGAGCAACAAATGACCTTCCCAAGAGGGATACACGATGACATATTAGACGCAGAAGCCTATCAAGCCCAAGTTGCAGATCCACCCGAAGAAGATGAGGTTGAAGGCTATAATTTCCATAATGAAACATTCTAATGAAAATTAGCGATTATATTGACAGTTATAAACGGGGAACTGTTCAAATAACAAACGGGGTAAGTTATAACCTTGAAGATGTTATAGCCGATGACTTTCTTTCAGTTAATGCAATGTTTTCCGAGCCTAACTTTTCGGATGGAACACCAAAGGAATATTTTGATATTGGAAGGATACTTTCCACCAGATTAAAAGCCTCAACCGACATCGACACCAAAGATATTGAGATGATCGCCGAGAATTCTCCGGCAGTGGGTGTAACTGATTTAATCAAAGGAGCGGTAAGACATCAATTAAAGGTCCAAGATTGGGGCGAGAAGTTCAATCAAGTCCGGGATGAATTGATTGATTTCGGACACGTTATCATCAAAAAGGTCAATAATGAAACTAAAATCGTTGATTTAAGGAACGTTGTTAGACCTCCGCACGTTATGGATATTCAAGAAAGCGGTATATGTGAGAGAGTTTTCCTTACTTGGGATGATGTTTTAGCTAACAAAAAGAACTGGCAAGCCCATTGGGATGACATTTTAGCCATCAAAGAGAAGCTTAAAAAGGAAAATAAGACCTATTTCACCACCTATGAGCTGTGGACAATGGATGATTTCGAAGTAAAAGGAGCTGAAAAGTTCACCAAAGGCTGTATTGTTTATCTTGACCGAAGCCTTTTAGAGGAAGATTCCGATAATTCAGTTGATTCTTGGAGTCCTTATTTGGAACTGGAGAGATACCCTACCCCGGAAAAAGAGAAGATCCGCTCCAAAAAACAACTCAAACAACTAAGAGAGCAAGGATACATCGGTAAAGATGAAGACACAGAACCTATCTATCCTTATGACGAGCAAAGGTTTGTCACTATTCAAGGAAGATGGAAAGGAGCCGGAGTTCACGAGATTTGCCGACCATTACAGAAAGCCTACAATCGCAATATGAACAACAAGCTCAGATTTGACGAGCTAAATCATAAAGGCGTGACAGTTCTTACCAAGACCGCCACAGGAAAAGGAAAGTCTTTATCTCAAGACGCATTGAACTCTTTGGAATACGGGGGAGTAGTGGCCATTAAGAACGATGAGCAACTAAACCGTTTGAACTTTGGCAACCTAATCGGAGAATTTTTACAGACAGCCGACAAATTCTTTGAACTGGCAAGACAAATGGTAGGTGTTACCGCTCAAGGTGTTGGAGAGGAATTACCAGCCAGTATGCCCGCTACCACCGCCGCTATTAACCAACAAGTAGCCAAAACCACTTATGACGTGGTTATTGAACAGCAATCCCTTTTATGGGCGAGATATTTCCGAAGATTTGAACTCAATTCAATTTTAGAGGATATAACTTTGGAAGAATGGGCGAAGATTGAAGGAGACCCCAGAGACCTCGAAGAACTGGAAGAAAACTACATAGACAATTTAGCCAAAGACCGCATAACCAAAGCTTTAAATGAAAATCCTGATGTTAAAATTGATTTATTCAATCGTTATGGTTGGAGGTCAGATTTTCCGCAGGAAGAATTGGAAATGGTTAAAGAGGCCATAAGACAAGCTAGACAGAAAATGGGAGGTATAAGATTTGCCCAAATCAAGAAAGACCTGATCAAGGACGCTGAATTTAACATCGCCTTTTATGTCAATAACGAAGCCTTTGATAAGATTTCCAAAATAAAGGAACTTCAAATGTTAAGACAAGAAGCCCTATCTAATCCTAACAGCTCCCTATCCGCCGAACAATTAGAAGAAGCTATCCTTGACCTAATGAACCTTGGAGGCAAAAGATTTAAAAAAACCGAGAAAGAAAAACAAGCCTTAATAATGGCAATGCAACAGCAACAAATTCCTCAAACGGAGAGTGTTCCTGAGCAAGTGCCTACCCCTGTATGATTGAACCCATAAAAAAAGACCCCAGAGAAGCTGAAAGGGAAGCCCTGGAAAAATCCAAACAAGACAAGGAACAACAAGCCTACGAGAACGCTATGGAGGCTTTCAGAAAATCCAGAGCCTATAAATACATTATGGATATGCTGGACGAGAAAATAAAAGAGGCCACCGATACCAGAGTATTAGCCAAGAATTTCGGCAAAATTAAAGCCGAGGTAATGGGAGATATAGGAGTATTAGGTGTAGCTTCACTGATGGCCAGTAAGCCCTTAGAGGAACTTAGGAATGAACTGGAATAAGATTTATCTTTCTGCTCTTAGTCGAGAGTGGAAATAATAAACCTTAAAAACTCAATATGTCAAAAGAAGACTTAAACCAGAATGAGGAAGCCGAGAATATCTTTGAAGATGACTCGCCTAAACCTCAAGACGGAGACGATTCCGAAGACGCTTCAAAGCAAGAAGTGTCAGAAGACACGTTTCTTGCCCGAGTGAACAAGGAGACAGGCAAAAACTTCAAATCACTAGATGATTGGAAAGATTCCCTCAAGAACCTTGAAAAAGCCGTTGCCGATAAAGGGAGGAAGAAAGAGGAAGTTCAAGAAGCCCCTAAATCAAACGCTGTAATTAAACGACTCTATTTCAAAGAAGTCCCAGAGGCTGAAACCGTATGGGATGATGTTGAAAAAGAAGCCAAAGAATTAAACGTTGATCCTTTCGATTACTTTGAAAGCAAGAAGGGTTGGCAACTGGAAGCTAAAGCTCGTTTTGAAGCAAAAAAAGAGGAAGAGGTTGCAAAGTCTAAAGTCAAAAATCCCTCTAATACTATTGGGGATGGAGAAATAGATTTTGCGAAAATAAAGCCTGAACAGATATCCAAGTTAAGCACAAAAGATTATGCAAGATACAAGGATTATCTAAGTAAGCAATCATATCGTGACGGAAAAGCGATATTACTCAATTAATAAGTTAAAACAATGGCAAACAGTTTAGATCCCTCAATTAAGGAAGTCTGGAGCCGTGATTATCAGGATATGACCGAAAAGGTTCGGGTATATTCCAATATTGCGAACTTCCGACTTGAATCAGACCTCAAAACCGGAGACACCGCCCACAGACCATATATGTCTGATGTAACGGTGAATACTCTAGGTTCTGAAGGTTCTTATACGAGGCAAGACATTACATCAACCGATGAGTCTTTGTCGATTGACCAAGAGAGAGAAGCAACATTTTACATTAAGGACATCGATCACTGGCAATCACATTATCCGACTCGTGAGAAGATGGCTAAAAGATGTGCGGTAAAACTTAATCAGCAAATCGACGGCGACGTTCTTGGCGAATATGACCAAGCCGACCACACCATCGATGACTCTGAATTAGGCGGAACCAGTGGAGACGGAATGAGCCTATCCACCTCTAACATAATCAAACCTTTTACAGTTGCCGGAAGAAAACTGGAAGTAGATGACAATGATTATGATGAAAAGAGATGGGCG